CAGTAAGACCAACAGCTACAGTTGAAACAACTGAAGAGACAGAAGAGTGAAAAGTTTATGGGAACCGTTACCTCATCAATTAAGAGATAGCTTTCCTAATTTCACTTGTTATCTGCTTAGAGAGTTGGGGTTAGCAGATGCCCCAACTAAGCAGCAGATTTCTGTTTGTAAATGGATGCAAAATGGGCCAGATCGTAGTCTTACTGTTGCTTTTCGTGGATTAGGTAAGTCAATTCTTGCGTCTTTTTATGCTTTATGGAGATTAAGAGTAGATCCAAATGAAAAGATTCTGATTGTCTCTGCTACAGCAGTTAAATCAACTGACTTTTCGTCTTTTATGCTTCGTTGCATTGGAGAAATTGATATTCTTCAATGTCTTATGCCTGGGCCAGAAAATAGATTCTCTAATGTTGCTTTTGATGTAGGGCCAGCTCAAGTTGAACAGTCTCCGTCTGTTCGATCTATGGGTGTTATGGGTCAAACAACTGGACAAAGATGTACTTGTGCAATTCTTGATGATGTTGAAACTTTAGCTAACGTAATTACACAGTTAAAACAAGACAGAGTTGCACACGCTGTTGAAGAAATACAAAGTATCATAAAGCCAGAGGAGGGCCAGCTTTTACCCCGTAAAATATTATATTTAGGAACGCCACATACGGAAACAAGTATATATTTAAGGCTTGTAAGAGAACGGAACTATTCTGCTCGTTACTGGCCTGCGTTGTATCCGAAGGAGTTCGATTGCTACGAGGGCAGCCTCGATCCGACGATTGAACAAGAGGTCATCGCGAATACCAGCCTCGTGGAAGAGCCGACTGATCCAGAGCGATTTGGGCATGAAGACATCCTCCAGAGAAAAGCATCCATGACCAAGGCGAGCTTTGAACTTCAGTTCATGCTCAATACCCGATTAGCAACTTTAGATAAGTATCCAATCAGGCTTGGGGATCTCATGGTGATGGATCTTGATGGAAAAGCCCTACCCGAGACTTGTATATGGTCTAACCAACCTGATATGAGATTGCAAGACCTAGTATGTGTCGGGCTTGGAGCTGATAGGTTCTACCATCGCCCAATATTTCAAAATGGATGGGTGTCAAAAACCGAATCGTGGCGGTGTGTCTTAGCTATAGACCCTGCTGGACGAGGTAAAGACGAATTAGCTTGGGCAGTTTTAGCGGAATTAAATGGAAATTTATTCTTACTTGAATCTGGTGGGTCTACTTTGGGCTATGCCGATGAAGTTTTGCAATATCTTTCTGAAACAGCAAAGAAATGGGATGTTAACTATGTAGTGGCTGAGTCGAATATGGGCGATGGTATGTTTAGTGCCTTACTAAAACCGCACCTAACAAGAACACATCCATGCACTATTGAAGAAGTTAGACATAACATCCGAAAAGAAGAAAGATTATGTGACACACTTGGCCCTTTAATTCAGCAACATCGTCTTATTGTTAATAGTCGAGTCATTAAAAATGATTATCGTCTAACCGATGAAGATCCTGAACATGGATATTCACGAAGCCTTTTTTGGCAAGCCTCAAGATTGACACAGGAAAGGAATTGCTTAAGCCATGATGACCGCCTTGACGCTCTTGCTATTGCAGTCGGCTTTTTTGTTGAGTCAGCCGCCCAAGATCAGCAAGTTCAACAACAAGCTAGAAAAGATCAACTCTTCCAAGACGAATTAGAAGCTTGGATGGATGAGACAACAGGTTCTATTGACTCAATAGCTTTCGGTTTTAAGAAAAAAACTACTTCGGGGAGAGCTTACGGAGGGGTTCGACGTTTGAAGGTGGGGTCTTAAGCGGAATAACTTTGTCATCCATGCTTGAAAAGTCCAATTTGTTGGCAAGTTTCTTTAATGTGCTTCCTTCTGCCGCAACAGCAGTCACATTGTTTTGTTTTAACAGAGCCATTGCCTCTGATCTTGCCTTGCGATCTCCATTTCTTAGATCATCTAATACTTGATCTATTACTTCGGAGTGCATCTCTGCTAATTTTTCTTGTAAATCCATAAACAATTACGGGGATGTGGAATAACTTCTCTACTATGGTATATATTCACGATTATCGGTAGGCTGTAAAGGTCTACGTCCTTGGAGAGTGGCTTATTTCCCAAACATAGATGAAAGATTTGTAGCTGCTTTAGATGAGCAGTTCCCAGATCAGTGTCCTGACTTAAATCTTTCTGAAAAAGAAGTTTGGTTTAAGTCAGGCCAGGCATCTGTCGTCAAGTGGTTAAAACGCCGTTTGGAAGAACAGGAAAATGACGTTTATCAACTGGAGGCAGTCTGATGTGTTTTGGTGGCGGCGGTTCTGCTGGAACAATTACTGTTCCTGATTACAAAGCTTATGATCAGCAATTTGATTTATTAAAGTCTGCGGTAGACCAGGCTTCTAGTACAGCAATATTAACTTCTCAGTCTGATTTGAACGCAGCATTAAACGCCAAACAAGATGCTGCTACAAAATTATTGCTGGCAAAGCAACAGCAAGCAGATGATACAAATGCAGCGGCAATGAGATTAGCTCAAGTTGTTGGGCCGCCGCCAAGAGAAGAACATGCTAAACCTCCTCAGATTGGTGTTGATGAGAGAGGTGTGAAAACTAAAAAAGGTAAATCATCTTTAAGAATTGGCAAAGTTGCCACAACTTCAGGCCAAGGCTCTGGCCTCAACATTACTTAGGTACTCATTATGTGCGTCGGCCCCTTCGCTCCAAAAATTGAAATGCCCGAAATTGTCTATCAAGGCCCGTCTGAACAGGACTTGGCTGATCAACGACAAATTTTAACTGATTACACAACAACGTCTGAAGCAAACACAAAAGCTTTTCAAGAAACAATTAATGATCGAATTGCTACTGCTCAAGCCTCAACAGACAGTATTTTGGAACAACTAAAAGAAACTACAGCTCAATCTGGGGCTGGTATTGAAAATTTAGTAAACGATGCTCCTTATGCAATTACAACTGAGGACGATTTTAAGCCTGAAGATGCTCAAACAACACAAAAAATTAAAAAGAAAAATAAAAAACCAAGCACTTTAAAAATTGCAGCAGGCGGTCTTACCTCTACTGCTGGAACTGGCGTTAACTACGGAGTTTAATTATGTGTGCTGGCCCTGTTAAAAACCTAATTGAAGACGTAACTGGAGTTACGGCTAAAAAAAATGCTGTTAAAAAAGCAATGAAGCAACAAGCAGAAAATATTAGGATTGCAAATGAAAGAAATGATGAATTAGCAGATATTGGCAATCAGATAACTCAAGTTACAACACAAACAGAAAAGACAAATCAACAAGCCGCTGCAAGTGGAGCTGAAGCTATTGAAGCAATAAGGCAGCAAGCACAAACTCAAATTGTTGTTGGAAGTTCTGGCCCAAGTGCTGCTCAGATTGCAGCTCGTAATGCTGCGATAAGTGCTGCTAGTAGTGCAGCTCAAACATCGCAAGGCATTCTTAACAAGCAAAAGAAAAAGAAGAAAAAAGGTTTAAAAATATCTCCAAGAGATGCTTATTCAGATGGTTCTGGTACACCAGGATCTACTTCTGCTTCATTAAAAATCGGTAGCCAAGGAACATCTCCTGGTACTGGTACTAATCTCCCTGTCTAATTATGGCTACTGCTGAACAGCGTTATCGCTCAGGTGAAAATGATCGGAATTGGGTTTTAGATAAAGGCCGTAATTCAGCTCGTCTTACGGTTCCTTATTTAATCCCAGAATCAAACGATCCAGTTAATAACAACAAAGATACATACGCAGTTCCTTGGAATGGGATAGGAGCCAGAGGAGTTCTTAACTTAGCAAGTCGAATGTTGCTTGCTTTGCTACCTCCAACGCAACAATTTTTCAGATTTTCATTAGATGAAGCAGCATTAGCACAGCAAGGAGTAGGGCCAGAGCAGAAATCTCAGTTTGAAGAGGCGTTAAGCAAAATTGAAAGGATGGTGCTTAGAGAAATAGAGGCAAGTAATGATCGTGTTGTCTTCCATGAGGCGTTATTACACTTAATTGTTGCTGGAAATGCACTTTTATATGTTGCTCCAGAGGGATTAAGGGTATTTCATCTCAATCGTTATGTTTGTTTCCGCGATCCAATGGGTAATCCCCTTGAGATTGTCACTTGTGAGCAACTTCCTTACTACGCATTGCCAGAAAAGGTTAGGCAAATGCTTGAACAGGATGAAGAAGAAGATTTAAAAGGACTTTATAAGCAACCTGAACCACTAGAAGCAAAGGAAGAAGAGAAGAATTGCAAGGTTTACACCCATATCAAGTGGGAAGGTAATCAAGTTAAGTGGCATCAGGAGGTAAAAGGAAAGATTGTTGAAGGAAGTGAAGGAAGAGCCCCTAAAGATCTAAGTCCTTGGCTCCCATTGCGTATGACGCGGGTTGATGGACAAGCTTATGGGGTTGGATATGTCGAAGCAGCAGCGATAGCAGATTTACAAACAGTTGAGGCGTTATGTCAGGCAATCGCAGAGGGTAGCCTTGCTAGTGCAGCGGTACGTTTCCTCGTAAAACCAAGTGGTGTTACGAAGGCCGCTGATCTAGCTAAGGCTCCTAATGGAAGTTTCGTTACAGGAGATCCCAACGATGTGCTTGCTTTGCAAGTTCAGAAATCGTCCGATCTATCCGTAGCGATGCAAGGAAAAGAACAGATAGAACGTAGGCTGTCACAGGCTTTTATGCTGAATGATCAGCGAAATGCGGAACGCGTCACCGCGGAAGAAGTGCGTTTGGCCGCCCTTCAGACGGAAAATAGCCTCGGCTCCATATACAGCATTCTCACTACAGAGTTCCAAGTTCCATACGTCGCTAGAAAGTTAGATATTCTCACCAGAGAAAACAAAGTTCCTAAGTTACCTCCTGATTTAGTCAAAGTTGTAATGACGGTTGGTTTAGCTGCTGTTGGAAGAGGAAATGATTTAGAGCAATTAGTCAGATTTACAACAACTCTGGGTCAAACCATAGGCCCAGAGGGATTAGCCCAGTATTTAAAACCTACTGAGTTAATCACTCGTCTTGCTTATTCAATGGGCATAGACACTTTGGGCTTAATCAAGACTGAGCAAGAGCTACAAGCTGAAGCACAGCAAGCCCAGGAGCAAGCACAACAGCAAGCTTTACTGCAATCAGCTATGGGTGATCCGCAGAAGTTAGCTAATGCTGCTCAAACCGCTAACGAAATGATCAATCCACCCCAAGAAGCACAATGACCGCGACCCCACAAGGTACTCCACAACTCACTATTCCTGAAGGACAAGAAGGAATCGCTAGTCCTGATCAACAAGAATTAGTTGAACAGATTCAACAAGAAGGACAGATCTCTGAAGAGGCTCAACAAGTCCTAGAAAAATTCAAAAGTACTGAAGATTTAGCGAAATCTTACGCAGAGCTACAAAGAAAGTTCACGCAGAATCAGCAGCAAAAACCTGAAACTCAAACTGAAACTCAAACTGAAACCACTGAAAAGACACCAGACTTTGATCCTGAGAAAGTTAATTGGCCTGAATCAATAGAAGAATACACAGTTGAGATTGGAGAAAAATTTTACGGAAAAGAAGTTGCACAAGCTTTGAATACGGCTGAAGTTAATCCTGTTGAGATGTGTGAAAAATTTTACGCAGGGGAAGATGTAAGTAGTTATGTAAATGACATCGTTGAAAAAGGCGGGATTCCAAGAGGCTTAGTTGAAAGATATTTAGAGGGAAGTCGTCAAGCAGCAGGTTTTGGCTCGACGACAACTTCAGAGGGGATAACAGAAGAACAAGAACAACAAATAAAAGATGAATTAGGAGGCGATGCTGCTTTCAATCAAATTGCTGATTGGGCTGGTAAAAACCTAAATGCAGAAACTTTAAAAGCCTATAACGAGACTATTGATAGTGGAAATCCAGATGCAATTCGTTGGGCAGTTAGGTCATTGCAAATAGAAATGGCAAATCCTAATGCTGTTGTAGAGCCAAAGCTCATAGGGGGTGGAGATGTACCAAGTCAAACTACATTTACAAGTAAGCAACAAGTATTAGATGCTTTAGGTAAAACAAATGAAAAAGGACAAAAAATATATGATTTAGATGGAACTTATCGAGATTCAGTAAAAGAAATGTTGGCAAGAAGCCAGCCGTGGGATAGTCTTAAGTAAGAACGCAACCAAAAGCACTAGGCCCATCAAGGTGGATAACCTGAGTAGCAGAGGAACGGGCGATCTAACCAAAAGTATTTTTTAGAAAAAACTAGCTAATTATGGCTGTTACTCTCAGCCGTATTGGTCAGATTAAAGGCTCTGCCGCTACTTGGGGAGCTGGTGCATCTGGTCTGGATACGGATAGAGCGTTGATGTTGAAGCTCGGTTCTGCCGAGGTTCTTGAAGCGTTTATGACATCGTGTGTTTTCAAAGGCAAAACACGTGAAAGAAACATAAGAGGAGGCAAGAGCGTAGCCTTCCCAATTACGGGAAAAATGGTGGCTTCCTACCATCAACCTGGCACCGAACTGACAGGCACCATCAACGATCCTAGCGATTTGAATGAGCGTGTAATCAGTTTAGATGCGTTGATGGTTGCCGATGCTGCAATCTATAACGTCGATGAATTAATGTCATTTTTCGACGTTAGGCAAATTTATACGAAGGAATTAGGAAGGGCTTTAGCCGTTGAGTATGACAAGCGTGTTGCGAGAATGATCTTTGCAGCGGCAAGTAACTCTACTGAGCCTTTAGCTAAGTCTTCTAACAGCGGAAGAACTGGACAAGGAATCACACTAGGAACTGATTACACAGCTTCAGGTGCTACTCGTCAGGCAAAAGGTGATGCTTTAGTTAATGCGATCTTTGACGCTCGCGTTGGCTTTGAAGAGAAGGACGTAAGTATCGACGACATGTACGCGGTATTTACTCCAGAGGATTACTACCTCATCTCACAATCAAGTCGTGCTATCAACGCTGACTTTGGTGGAGCTGGAACAATTGCTGATGGCCGCACATTGCGTGTCGCTGGCATTCCTATACTTTCCTCGAATCATGTAACTCAGAGTGCTTACACGCTTGTAGCGGGTGATCATAACGCTGATTACCAGCAAGATTTGAGTAAGTGTAAGGGTCTAATCTTTAACAAAGAAGCTGTTGGTGTTGTTTCACTACTATCTCCAGCACTTCAGTTAACAGGTGAAGAATGGAGAGTTGTTCACCAAGCAGATCTTATGGTTGCAAGA